CAACTGAATCTAAAAAACTATAAGTGGTTTGATTCATTTTTATTCCTCCACTATTTCATTTTTATTTTATACATTGATGATACATTCAATATTCATGCTATGAACAGCTCCTGCCTCTTTGACTGTGATATAAAAAGAAACTGATTTTCTTAATGCACGGTCAGCAGCAGTTTGATCGGAAAGCTTTTCACTCTGTATCACATAACCATTTGGCATTGCATCTCCATAATTCAAATTCATAAAAGAAGCTCCAGTATATGTTCCTGCACCAAGATGGCCTCTTGTTACGGCAGACTCACAAGCAGACATTAAAGCATTGTATATCATTAACATACCTGCTTCTGTTTGCGGCACTTTCTTATTTTGATAAATCAAATCCATGCAAGAAAGCTGTATGTCGTTTACCAACATATCTCTTTGAAGAACTTGGTCAAAGAAATATCCATTCGCCATAACTCCTTGTTCAAAAACATTGTAATAATTTGCATAACTCACATATAAATTACAATTTTTAGCTTCAACAATTCCTCTTTGAGACGAAGTAACTTCTTCCGTTACATTCCCAATAATTGATTTGCCAAGCAAAGTAAAAGAAGAATTTGCTAATCCAGTATTCAACCCGCAAGCCACTCCCATAATACCAGCAGCTATATGATCGTCTGTGCTGAATACTCCAATAGTTCTTGAATAAGAATTGTCTTTTAAGACTGTTGCAAGATCATCAACAACAGGTTCAGCTTCAAGAATAGTTGTGTCAGACGAATTCCAAACTAAAACAGTTGATGGAGTCATAGATTGAACAGCCAAGGCCATTTCTTCAATATCGGAGGCTACTGCTTCAACACTGTAAGCAATATACCAACTTGCTTCTAATGCTTCAGCAATAGATTCTTCTGGACTTGATGTATTATCTCTCACTCCAATCCAGACCTTTATAGGAGAAGGAGATTGTGCAAAATAAACAGAAGCTGCTAAATATTCAGCATCAGTTATCGCAAACCCATCTGCAAGCATTTCTGCAAGAGAAGCATATTCCCTTACCCTTTCCACAGTGGTTATTGTTTCAGAAATTGAAAGTCCTGTAATCCCTAAAATAAGCATTTCATTAAATGTCCCCCTGGCTGCGGCAGCAGGAGAAACTGTTACCGTTACATCAATAATGTTTCTTAAATTCAAAGTTGTCATTTTTTAACCTCCATTTATCTTTTATTCATTGTTAATATTTACATCAGCGATTTTGCTGCCCGCATCTCCTTCGTAAAGAGCAACAGCAACACTATCTATTGCAGATACAGTCGTGCTTCTTACGGTCAATAAATTAAATTTCATACTCATATCCCTTCTTTTCCACCACATGCCGGCATAATATTCGTCTGCCCTTCTTGGAGAAGCTATATCAAACACCAAATGGACATTATTCTTGGCAAGAATTAATCTATTTTCTTCATAAAATATTTCATTTCTTAATACTCTGGCATTTTCCGGTGCTTCGGGGCCATAGATTATCAAATCTACTTGCATTACTGTTGTATAACTTACCTCTCTTACAAACCCTTCTGGTGAACTTTCATACTCATCGCTATTTTCTCTTGGTCGATTATAAGGATCATCAATTTCATAACAACGAATAAAAACCATATCATCAGTTATATCCCAAGCCGGTGCTCCATCTTGTGGCCATGAAATACGAACATTATTTTTTAATGTTTCGTCTGTCCAACCAAGAATAGAACAAAAAATTGATTGTATTAAATCTTCAAATTCAGTTATTGTTAAATAAATCTCTGCCATTAATCCTTCACCTTATAACAAAATCCTCTTTTAACAATTGTGATTCCTTCATCTATACTATCAATACTCCCATTTGCAATGAAATTAGAAGGCGTTATGCTTGTGCCTGGCAAAGTTGTAACCGCGACAGTGATAGATGGTGTATAAAGATAACGTAAAATTACAATTCCATCTGCACCAGAAGTTCCCTCTGCTAAAACACCAGCACCGCCAGCACCGCCACCAGAACCTGTATTTTGAACAGGATTTGTTGGTCCTAAACTTAAATCAGAACCTCCATTACCACCACTACCATTACCGCCAAGCCCAATACCTGATCCGGACCAGGTTCCTCCTCCGCCACCATCTGCATAAGAAATATTCTCGCCACTTAAAGTAGAGTAAACACCCTTTCCACCATCACCAGCAATAGCTCCAGATGAATCTTCTCCAACTTCTGAAGCCCCGCCGCCACCGCCTCCTGCTCCATTTCCAGTAGGCCAGACATATGTACCAGACCCTCCATTATATCCATCAAGACCTACTCCTCCGAGGGCTACAGCCCCCCAACATTGAGATGCTCCCCCTCCAGACCCGCCATCATTTCCTGTGGCAAGAGGAATATCTGGTCCAACAGCAAGAGCACCACCTCCACCTCCGCCTAAAGACGTGATCGAATTAAATGATGAATTATTTCCATCAGAACCTTTATGATATACTCCATTTGTTAAACCACCTGTTCCAACTACAACAGGATATACACCGGAAGAAATTGTAGTCGTCCCAATTTTTAAACTTCCTGCACCACCTCCACCTCCGCCGCTAGCTGGTCCACCTGCACCACCGCCACCGACAATTAAATAATCAATTGTTCCACTTTCCGTGATTTCTAAATTTCCGGATTCTGTGAAAGTATGAACAACATACCCATCTTCATAAGGTGTATCCGATCTAGGATTTAATCCATCAGCGTCGGTATATGTTATTGTTCCACCAGTTGCTTCTTGCATCTTAACTCCCCTTTATTCTTTCACCAACAGCTTTCCAAAATCCATAATCTTTGTATGGCCAAACATTAAATATTCTATAATATTCATTGTTCCATAATATCTTGTCGCTTGTTCCTTGATTATCCTTGCTTGTAGTTCTTATTTCTACAATTGAATGAAACACCATTGCTCCTACAATTCTATCACCTTCTGGTAAGGCATTTAATTCTTTTTGGCTTATTACAGAAACAACTCCCGTTATTGGGATTATAGTTGGTTCATTCTCTGTCCATCTTCCATTTACAAATTGCCCAGAAGAACGATAAACATAAAATTTTTGAGCTGTATCTGGATTTAATATAACCGCACTTAAATTAATCATTATTCACCTTTAATATCAACAACGTAAGAAATCGCTTTTTTCATTTGCGAGGTGTCTACTAATATTGCATTTGAACCTTTTGCTGCTTTTGTAGAATCTGCCAATTTAGGCCAATTATTCCTTGGATCTTCAAACCATAATCGAATTCTATTTACCGCATCAATACCTGCCGTATGTAAAGCTGCTATGGCTTTATCTTTTTCCCCTTCTAACATAAATTTTCCGGCAATCTTTAAATCTTCTGCTATTGCCTCTTTATTACCACTAGCTACAATTGCTGGTTCGATAATGGGTCTTGGTGGTATATGCCAAATTGGAGAGCCAAAAGAAGTTATATACATACTATAAGCAACATCATAATTAATTCCACTCTCCATTGTTTTATTCATTTCTTTTCTCATGCTTTTGGCGCGAACACCTTTAGTATGATAAGCCATTAACTGGGCGTTGTTTATTTCGCCATCATTTCTTCCTGCATTTTCTTCTGGAATCCCTACAAGAACATCTATATTAGAAATGCTTTTTATTCTTTTCATAACATCAAGTGTTTTATTTATTTTTGTTTTCAATGTCACTTTCATATTACACCTGATATGCAACAGCTAAATTTCTAGCAAATCTTAAAAACTTTCTTCCATAACTTGTTAAATTCCAACTGCCGCCTCTCTCTTCCATAAAGGATTGATTGTCATATCCAACGCTGACATCTCCAACGCTTGTATTGCTCCATATTTTAGTTGCATTACCATCTACTTTTCCAGATGTCAATTCAGCTTCCATTTCATTTTTAGCTAAAACAATATTATGCGCAACAAATAATTGCAGCATAAAATTACGAATATCTGCGTCAGTAAAAAAATAAGTTGCATCTACAAATAAATCGGCTATTTTATACCAAAAAGCAATTAATGAGTCAGTATAAACTTCAGGGCTGTCATGAGCAAACTCTGGAAAATCCGCTCTAAATTGATCACTCCAACTTAAATCAGTGCTAGGAGTCCC